TCCCTTCCAGGTCAATCAATGAAGTGTTCAGGACAATTTCCTCGAAAAGTTCGATGACTTCGGTGCCCATCAAAGAATAACGCTCAATGCAGAATGCGGTAAAGTCACTTTGCTGAAGCTGATTTTCAACAGGAACAATCATCTTCTTGGTAATATTGGCCAAAGTGACACCCGCAGCACGAGCATTCCAAGTGAGACCGACTTCAACGTCCAAACGCTTTCGCTTCTCATCGGCCACGAAAGCAAATTCGTACTTGAACCTCTCAAGAAAAACGTCCCGCAACGTTGGAAAGTAGCGGAACTCGTACGCATACCCGACAGACTTGCCTGCCATGTACTCGTGGTCGGAAACAGCCTGATTCTTATTAGCTCGCATGTTAAACCTACCCAGAGCTTTGCCCAAAATGGGGACCGTGAGGTGCTTACTCTGTGCAGGTATAAAAAACTTGCTTAAGAAAGTGGCTGTCCACAACTGGGAATGCCGTTTGACTTTGGCTTCCATCATTGCCTCAGCAGCAATGGAAGTATAAATCTTTTCGACATAACGACATTTCCCAGTAACACGACATAACATGTCATCGCCGAGTAGCAACGCTACTGCCTTAGCGGGCTTCAGTTCCCTCAGGGCGGCGTTCAAAATGCACGCATTCCAAAAGGTGTTCCTGAACGTAGTGTCAGTTGCACCAGTTGGAAGCTGATTCTTCAACGTGGCCGTGATTCCGTGTTTTGAGTTGTAGACTTTGAAAGTGTTTGTACGCAAATGTAGCCGCACAAACCACTCCGGGCAACCCATAACACGCATCAGCGCAACCTCGAGAAGTTGAACGTCAGCACACTGAAACTTGTCATTGGAACTAAAATCCGCTTCGACCCAAAAATCTTTGTCAGTTTTCCTCTCCAAATGATGAGTGTACTCGCAAGCTGTTTTGCGGTAACTCGTGTGAAACTGATAAGGTCCCTTCATGCCTTCAAAGCAATGGTCGAGACGTCTCATGAGCTCATTAAAAATGGGCCCAGAAATTGCATTGTAGACGTCAGTTCCCTTGAAAATGACACGAGGGGCCCAATTTGGCTTGTGGGTTACTAGGAGCGCCTCAACTTTGACAAAAATGTCCTTGTTTGTGTAATCCTGTAAAGTGACATTACACAAATCGTTGATTGCTCTGTTCATCCTAGCTTGCTTTTCGGTACCAAATTTTGCCAGCCAGGCCTTATAAAGACTGTCGGTCCATTCGAACGGCAGTAAGGCCTTGGGGCAGACAATTCTCGTCAGCTCCTGTGCTGCGTGAATGATCTTCGGAGTCGCTCTTCCGGCATTAAAGTAATTGCATCGTTTCCTGAAAGCTGCCACAGTATTGTGCCAGCCATTATCAGGAACGACAGGATGCAAGTGGCGTAGTAGCGGGCCACATTGCACGGCCTTCTCACGACTTACCTGCACGGTGCGAGGTAGCCGCATCCGCGTGCCCTTAATGGGCGCGATTAGCGGATTAGCGATCTGATGATAATCAGCAGTGCTTTCGACATACTGGTAGCGACCTGGCCCTCGGAGCATCATGCACTGATCTCCGAGGCGACTGGTCGGTGGTGGTGTTGGTGTTGGTGTTGGTGTTGGTGT